ACACCGCGTTCAACGGCGCGGCCAACACCGGTCTGGGCTACTTCCGGGTGATCACCGAGTACGCCGACCCCATGTCCTTTGACCTGGACATCAAGATCAAGCGGATTCGCAACCAGTTCAGCGTCTACATCGACCCCGACGCCAAGGAAGCCGACCGCAGCGACATGCGCTGGGCCTTCATCGTGGACGACTTCAGCGAGGGCGAGTTCAAGGCCCGCTACCCGAATGCGGAGGCGTGCAAGGACGGCGCCTCGTGGGAGATGGCCCGCCAGGTGGCGCCCGCGTGGATGGGCGGGGACTCGGTGCGCGTGGCGGAGTACTTCTGCATGACCACCACCAAGGCCACGCTGCTCATGCTGGCGGATGGCACGGTGCTGTTGGAAGACCAGCTGAAGCGGGCCCTGGATCTTGACCCCGAGGCCGTACCCCCGGTGGTCCTGAAGGACCGCGACACCGAGATCCCCGCGGTGCGGTGGTGCAAGATCATCGGCACCGAGATCCTGGAAGACACCCTCTGGCCGGGCCGCTGGATCCCCATCTTCCCCGTCCTGGGCGACGAGCTGGAGGTGGACGGCCAGGTCATCCTCGAGGGCGTCATCCGGCACGCCAAGGACCAGCAGAAGATGCTGAACGTCTTCGTGAGCACGGAGACCGAGGCCATCGGCCTGACCCCGAAGGCGCCCTGGATCGTGGCCGAGGGCCAGCTGGAAGGCCGGGAGAAGGAGTGGAAGGCGTCCAACTCCGAGACCCAGGCGTACCTGACCTACAAGCCCAAGAGTTTGGACGGCCAGCCCCTGCCGCCCCCGCAGCGGAACTTCGCCGAGGCGAACACCCAGGCCATCACCAACGCCCGGCTGCTGGTGCAGGACGATATGAAGGCGCTGGTGGGGATCTTCGATTCGGCCCTGGGCCAGCAGTCCAACGAGACCTCCGGCATCGCCATCCGCGCCCGCCAGAACCAGTCCGGCACGGCGAACTACCACCTGGTGGACAACCTCACCCGCACGATCCGCCACCTGGGCCGGTGCCTGGTGGACCTCATTCCGAAGGTCTACGACGCCCCCCGTGTGGCCCGGATCATCGGCGAGGACGGGACCGAGAAGACGGTCTGGCTGAACCAGAAGTACAAGGACCCCGACACGGGCGAGGACCTGCTCTACGACCTCAGCATCGGCAAGTACGACGTGCGGGTCACCGCGGGCCCCAGCTACGCCACCAAGCGCCAGGAGGCCGCGGCCTCGATGATGCAGCTGGCCCAGGCGGACCCGAGCCTGAGCCAGAAGGCCGGGGACCTGATCGTCAAGAACATGGACTGGCCCGGCGCCCAGGAGATCGCGGAGCGGCTCAAGAAGTTCCTCCCGCCCCAGGCCCAGGAAGACGAGAAGGGCGGCAAGGTGCCGCCCCAGGTCCAGGCCCAGATGCAGCAGCTGCAGCAACAGATGGAACAGCAGGGCCAGCTCATCGACCAGCTCACCCAGGCCCTGGAAGAGGCCCAGGACAAGCTGGGCAACAAGGCCCTGGAGATCGCCTCCAAGGAGCGCATTGCGGCCATGCGGCAGCAGACGGAGCTGCTCAAAACCTGGGCCACCCTCGACCAGAAGGACTCCGCCATCGCCATGCAGGCGGAACTGGCGCAGATCCAGGAGGCGCTTGCGCGCCTGTCCCAGCCCGCCCTTCTCCCCTCCGCCCTGGACGACCAGGACGAGCTCGCTGAGCCCCCCGGGGCTGGCGGCCCGCCCATGGCCCAGGGACTGGACACCGCCACCGGTGGCGGAAGCGCGCCGGGTACCCCCGAGCCGGGCCGGATGCCCGGATTCATGCCTCAAGGCCTACCGGCGGCCCCCGCGCCGGGCTCACCCATGGAGATTCCATGAGCACCGAAACCCCTGACAACGCTCTCGACACCCAGCTTGGCGCCCTTGGCGTCCAGGGTGAGGGAGAACCCAAGACCCCGCCCGCGACCCCCAGCGGCGAGCCCCCGACCGGCGAAGAGCTGGACGAGAACGGCGAGCCCAAGAAGAAGATGGGCGGCTTCCAGAAGCGGATCCAGCGCCTGAACACGCGCCTGGCCGCCGTCGAGGAAGAGAACGCCCGCCTGCGCGCCAGCGCGGCCCCCGCGGCTGCTGCCCCCGGTCAGGAGACCCTGACCGAGCCCCAGCCCCCCGATGAATCGAAGTTCCACAGCTACGCAGATTACAAGGCCGCCGAGCGGAAATACTTCTCCGATCTGGCGGACTACAAGGCCGAGCAGAAGATCCAGGCCCGCGACAAGGCCAAGGCCACGGAGACCGAGGCCGCCAAGGCGCGAGAGAAGCAGGCGGAAGTGCGGGAGTCCTGGTCCAAGCGACTGGAAGCCGCGCACGAGGCCCACCCCGACCTGGAAGAGCTCCTCGAGGACGACCTCCCCACCACGCCAACCATGCAGGAGTTCCTCATGGCCTCGGCGCACGGCGGGGAAATGCTCCACCACCTCGCCTCCCACCCGGCCGAGTGCCGCCGGATCGCCGGTCTCACCCCTCGCGGGGCCGAGATCGCGCTGGCCCGCATCGAGGACGAGATCTCGGCGAAGACGCCCAGCACTACCCCCCAGAAACGAACCACCAGCGCCCCCGCACCCCTCCAGCCTCTGAAGGGCAGCGGCACCGCCGGCCGGGACCCCGCGTCCATCAAGGACGACAACGAGTGGTACCTGGCCCGGAACGCCCAGCGGAAGCGCTGACCCTCTGACCCCTCCTTTGCGGGATCGAACCCGCCCCTCGGAGAACCACCATGGCCAACACCATTCTCACTCACCAGATGATCGCCCGGGAGGCCGCTGCACTCCTGAAGGAACGCATGTCCTTCGTCTCCCGGATCAACCGCAAGCGCGAAGAGGACCTCAACGCCAAGGTCAACGGCTACCGCAAGGGCGGGTTTGTGGATGTCGTCATCCCCCCCGCCTCCAAGGTGTATTCCGGCGCGTCCTTCGCCGGCGGCGGCGCGGCCCCGGACCAGGTCGAGACCAAGGTCCGCCTGCAGCTGAGCAACCAGCTGCATGTTCCCCTGACCTTCACCGCCCAGGAAAAGGTCATGAAGATCGACAATTTCCGGGAGCGCTTCCTGGAAGGGGCCATCGACACCCTGGCCGCCAATGTCCAGTCCGAGATGCTGAAGAAGGCCTACCGGCTGAGCCCCAATGTCGTCGGCACCCCCGGCACCGTGCCGAACAGCGCCAAGGTCTGGAGCCAGGGCCGCGCCCTGCTGGAGCGCCACCTGGCGCCCGCCTCGCCCCGCACGGTGCTCTGGAGCTCCGACGCCAACGTCGAGCTGGTGGACGCCTCCAAGGCCCTGTTCAACCCCAACGAGGAAATCGCCAAGATGTTCCTCAAGGGCTACTGCAAGTCCTACGCCGAGATGGACTTCTTCGAAAACCAGAGCCTGCCGACCCACACCAACGGCAACGATGTCACCGGCGTGGTCATCTCCGGCGCCAGCCAGACCGGCTCCAGCCTCACCGTGGGCGGCGTGGCCAACGGCTCGACCTTCAAGGCCGGCCAGGTCTTCACCATCGCCGATGTCTACGATGTGCACCCGCTGACGGGCGAGGCCTACCCCAACCTGCGGCAGTTCGTGATCACCGCGGACACCACCGCCACGACCACCACGGTGGCCCTGCCGATCTGGCCTGCGATCAACGCCACGGCCCCCGGCAAGACCGTGAATGCGGTCCCCGCCGACACTGCTGCCCTGACCTTCGTGGGCGCGGCCTCCACCGGCTACCGGCAGAACCTGGGCTTCCACCGGGACGCCATCGCCACGGCCTTCGCCCCCCTGCCGGTCCTCGCCAGCTGCGAGGGCTACACCGCCGAGATCGATGACATCGCGGTCCGCGTCATGACCTTCGGCGACGGCAAGGAGGATGTGGAGCACACCCGCATCGACGTGCTGTTCGCGGACCCCGCGGGCATCCGGCCCGACCACATCTTCCGCGTCACCGAGTAGTCCGCCCAGAACCCACGCCGGGGGGCTACGGCTCCCCGGCCTCTTGAGGACACCACCATGATTCCCGAGGGGAATACCCAGCAGCTCTACGTGATGAAGGCCACCCTGAGCCCTGCCCAGGTGGCCGTGAACACCACCGCCGAGCAGACCTTCACCGTGCCGGGCCTGCGGCTTGCCACGGACATGATCTGCGCGGTCAGCAAGCCCACCGCCCAGGCCGGGCTCGGCATCGTCGGCTGGCGGGTCACCGCCAACGACACGCTCGGCATCACCTTCTCCAACAACACGGCCGGCGCCATCACCCCCACCGCCTCCCAGGTCTACCTGATCCAGGTGGCGCGGATCGACGGTGACGCCAAGACCGCCATCGCGAGGTAACCCATGACCTACCCGAAGAAGCTCATTTCCCCCGACGGCGAGATCGTCCTGGCGAAGCAGGCGGTCCACGAGGCTGAACTGCGGGCCGAGGGCTACGAGGACGCCCCGGGCGAGGCCCCTGCCCCTGAGCAGGCCCAGGAGCCCCCCTCCTGCGCGGCGTGCGCGGAGCTCCAGGCCCAGGTGGCCGAGCTGCAGGCGAAACTCGCCAAGGCCCAGGACGCCAAGCCTCCCCGCCGCGCGGCGAAGGGCTAGCCTGTGGCCACGCTCCTGGACCTCCTCACCGGCGCCGCCCGCCTCATCGGCGCGGCGACCCCCGGCGAAGCCCTGGATGCCGTGGCCACCAAGGACGCGCTCCAGAACCTCAACGACCTCATCGAGACGCTGAACCTGGAGCACCTCGCCAACCCCACCGGGCTCACGCGGCAGGACGTCACCTGCACACCCGGACAGGCCATGCGAACCATCGGCACGGGGGGCGAGTTCAACGTCCCCCGGCCGGTGGTCATCGAGCGGGCTTTCGTCACCCTGAACGGCCAGGAATACGAGGTGGAGGTCGTGGACGCGGATCGGTGGTCCGAGATCCCCGACAAGACCACCACGGGCATCCCTGAGCAGCTCTACTACGAGGCCGACGCCCCGCTCGGCAAGGTCCGCCTCTACCCGGTGCCCGATCAGGCGTACGCCCTGGCGCTCTGGTGCTGGGATGCCCTGCCGACCTACACCATGGCGCAGCTCGGCCAGCAGTTGGTCCTGCCCCCGGGCTATGCCCGGATGTACCGGTACAACCTCGCGCTGGAGATGGCCGCCGAGTACGGCAAGGAACTCTCCGCCGCGGTCATCAACAACGCCGTCGAATCCAAGGCCGCCATCAAGCGGGCCAACCAAACCGCGCCCCTGATGGCGGTGGACGGATTCGAAGGCCACGGCCGCGGCCTCGCCGCGTTCCTGCGGGGGTGACGGTGCGCTTCCCCGGTATTTACTGCATCACCAACTTGGTCAATGGGAAGTGCTACATCGGTTCGGCTGTGAGCATTCGGCGTCGGTGGGATCTACATCTTAGTGACCTAAGGAACAACCGTCACCATTCGCCCATTCTCCAAAAATCCTTCAATAAACACGGCGAAAAGTCCTTTTGTATCGAAGTTCTGGCGCGGTGTTCCAAGTCAGACTTGATTTATTTCGAGCAAAAATGCCTCGATCTGCTGAAGCCGGAATACAACATTTGCAAGACGGCTGGGTCCTGTTTGGGGTCAAAACAGAGCGAGGAAACCAAGGAGAAACGGGCGCAGAAACATCGGGGCCAAAAACGGTCCGAGGAAACTAAGCGGAAGATTTCTGAGGCCCTCAAGGGTAAGAGCTTTTTTGCTTCTGAAGAGCACAGAGAGAAGTTCTTCACGGCTGGTCTCAATACTCGTGGGCACCTTGGGCACAAACATTCTGAGGAGACGAAACAGCTCATCTCAAAACAGTTCAAGGGCAAACCCTGGACTCAAGCCAGGCGTGACGCTTGCAATAAGGTCTCAAAATGAGCCGCTTCCCCGGGTTCATCGGCGCCACCTACCAGCTGCGGTCCTACAAGGCCGACTCGCAGCGGTGCCTGAACCTGTACCCCGAGCTGGTCGAGAGCCTGGGGGCCGCCAACGGCGAGATCGGGTATCTGCTGAAGGTCCCCGGGCTCAAGCGCCTGGCCACCATCGGGACGGGCCCCATCCGCGGGGCCTACGTTACCAACACGGGGCGCCTGGCCGTGGTGAGCGGCAGCAAACTCTACAGCGTCGGCGTGGACTGGGTTCCCAAGGAATCCGGGACCCTGGCCACCGCCACAGGCCCCGTGGACATGGCCGACAACGGCAGCCAGCTGGTGGTGGTGGACGGGACCTCGGGCTATGTGGTGAGCCTCATCACCGGCGTCTTCCAGAAGATCACCAGCGAGTTCTTCATGGGGGCCACGCGGGTCTGGTTCATTGACGGTTATTTCATGGTCAATAACCCCGGCACGGGGCAGTTCCAGATCAGCAGCCTCTACGACGGCATCACCTGGGATGGCCTCGATTTCGGCGTCGCCGAGGGCCTGCCCGACCCGGTGGTCGCCGGTCTCGCCAACAACCGGCAGGCCTGGATTTTCGGCAGCAAGAGCGTGGAGGTCTACTGGAACTCCGGCGACCCGGATTTCCCCTTCTCCCGCATCGACGGCAGCTTCATCGAGCATGGCTGCGCTGCGGCCTTCACCGCGCAGAAGTTCGCCGGGACGGTGGCCTGGCTGAGTGACAAGGGCCAGGTACTCATGGCCAACGGGTTCCAGCCCCAGCGGATTTCGAACCACGCGGTGGAACGGGCCATCGCGGAGGCGGGGGACGTCTCCGCCGCCCGCGCCTGGACGCACACCGAAGGGGGGCACGCCTTCTACTGCCTGGCCCTCCCCGGAGCCAGCACGACCTGGTGCTACGACCTGAACACCAGCCAGTGGCACGAGCGGGCCGAGATGGTGGGCGGGGCCTACGTGCCCTCCCGGGTGTCCTGCTGCGCCTACGCCTACGGCGTCTATGTGGCGGGCGACGCCACGGATGGCCGGATCTACCAGCTGGACCCCGCCACGTACGACAACGACGGCGCGCCCCTCGCCTGGGAGCGCACGGCCCCGCGCTTGAACAAGGACGGCGTGAACCTCTTCGCCTCCCGCTTCGAACTGGAGATGGAGACCGGCGTGGGCCTGGACGGGCTCGGCCAGGGAACCGACCCCAAGATCATGCTCCAGGTCTCCCGGGATGGCGGCGCCACCTGGGGCACGGAACTCTGGACCGGCGCGGGCCGCCTGGGGCAGTTCCGCCACCGCGCGGTCTGGCGCCGCCTCGGGTTTGGCCGGGACCTGGTGTTCAAGGTGCGGGGCACCGACCCCGTGAAGACCGTCCTCATGGGCGCCAACCTCGACATCGAAGCGGGGGTGCACTGATGCGCCCCCTCGTGCGGACCGACACCGAAGCCGGAGACTGGGGCTCCCCCGCGCTGGACCCGGCGGTGGTGTCCGACCCCACCAGCTCCACGGCGGCCTCCACCACGGCGGCCACCCAGGCGGCCAACGAGGCGGAGCGGGTGGCCCTGGCCCTCTCGCAGCTCCCCCCGCCGCCCTTCGGCGTGGCCTTCGTCGGCCCCGATGGCCAGGTCACCCAGACCTGGATGTCCTGGCTCACCCGGCTCTACACGCGCAGCGGGGGCGCCACCGCCACCTCAGCGAGCGACCTGGATGTGCTCACCGAGTTTGACGACCTCCCGCAGGCCCCCCGGCCCGTGGACTCGGTGCTGGACTGGATGCAGAGCCTGGGCCCCGACGCCCGTGTGGCCCTGCTGGCCCAGCAGGTGGACGCCCTCACCGGCCTGGTGCTGTCCTTCCAGTCCCGCGGGTGGAACCGCCAGGCCGCGCTGACCGCCGCTGCCGCTGCCGCGCCTGCCGGAGGCACCGGGACCGCCGCGGGCGGCTGGGACACCGCCGTGAACCGGGACGCCGCCATCGCCACGATCAACAACCTCCGCACCCGCCTCGGCGAGGTGGAAGCCGCCCTCAAGGCCGTTCGCATCCTGTAGGAGCCCACCATGGCCGTCACCCCCCGCAAGATCATCCAGGGCACCCTGCTTCCCGCCGCTGCGGCCGCCACGCCCGGGCTCTACGCCTGCCCCGCCAACGAGAAGGTGCAGATCAAGAAGCTCACTTTCGTCAACGACGATGCCAGCACCCGGCTGCTGACCCTCCACCTGGTGGCCAGCGGCGGCACGGCCAGCGCCTCCAACCTGGTCACCAAGGCCATCAGCATTCCCGCCGGGGGCAGCTACGAGGCCTTCGAGGCCGAGGGCCACATCCTCCAGGCCGGGGACTTCATCACCGCGTTCTCGGACGTGGCCAACAAGGTCGCGGTCCAGGGCACGGGGGTGAGCCTCTGATGGAAGCCCGCGTCGCCTTCCGCCCCTCGGCGGTGCCCCCGGTCCTGGCCCTGCGCCAAAAGATCGACCACGCCGAGGCGATCCTGCTGCAGGTGCCGCAGATGGAGATCACTCCGCGGCATGTGTTCGCGGACGGGCTGTACGGGCGCGAGATTCTCATCCCGGCGGGGACGATCCTCACGGGCAAGGTGCACCGGCACGCGGACTTGAACTTCGTCCTCTACGGCGAGATCGACGTGCTCACCGAGCGGGGCGACTTCAAGCGCGTCACGGGCCCCTGCTGGTTCCCCGGGAAGGCCGGGGTCAAACAGATCGGGCACGCCCTCACAGACACTCTCTGGATCACCGTGCACGCCACCCGCAACCGCGACCTGGAGACGCTGGAAGACGAAATCCTGATCCCTGATCCCCGCAGCCCCCATGACTTTGTCACCGGAAAGCTCAAGGCCAACCTGGACTACGAGCGCGTGGTGAACGAGTTGGGGATGACCGAGGACCAGGTGCAGGCCCAGGTCACCTGCGAAGAGGACCGGACCGACATTGAGATGGTGGGCCTGGAAATCCGCCCTTCCGCGATCCACGGGGCGGGTGTCTTCACTCTGTGCCCGCGGTCCGCCGGGGAGGTGCTCGGCCCGGCCCGGCTTGGGATCCTGCGTACCCAGCTAGGGCGTTTCACCAACCACCACCCTCAGCCCAACGCAGAGATGGCCGAAGTGCCGGATGGAATCGCCCTCCGAGCGCTGCAAGACATCCCCTCCGGGGTGGAAGTCACCGTGGACTATCGCCAATCCATCGCTGTCGCAAGGAGGCTTGCATGAGCGCAGTAGCAACCGCCATCGTCGTGGGGTCCGTCGCTGGCGGCTACATGAGCAGCCAGGCATCCAAGAGCGCCGCCGGTACCGTGGCGGGGGCCTCGGACCGCGCCAACGCCATCAGCGACGCCCAGTTCCAGCAGACCCGCACGGACATGGCGCCCTGGCGCAATGCCGGGTCTTCGGCCATCGGCCAGCTGTCCTACCTGCTGGGGCTCCCGGGCTTCGAGCCTCGTTCCACCGCCCCGGCCGGCCAGCCCGGCAGCACGCAGCTGCGCACCCTGGGGAGCCGTGGCCCCGTGCTGAGCTACCAGGACCTTTCGGGCCGGGAGCGGGCGCCGGGCATGGCGCAGCAGCTCGGCATGGATGAGGTCTCCACGGGCACCGGCAACCCTGCGGGCCCCTCCTACGACTACGACCCCACCACGGGCGAGTGGACGCCCGCCGCCAACGGGGGCGGGACCTACAACACCCAGCTGGGCGACTTCGGGAGCCTCAGCCGGGACTTCGGCATCGCGGATTTCCAGGCGGATCCGGGCTACGAGTTCCGCCTGCAGCAGGGCCAGAAGGCCCTGGAGCGCAGCGCCTCGGCCGGGGGCCGACTGCTGGGCGGGGGCACGCTCAAGGCCCTCACCCGCTACGGGCAGGACATGGGCAGCCAGGAGTACGGCCGCGCCTTCGACCGCTTCAACCTGAACCGGAACACCCGCTTCAACCAGCTGGCCGCCGTGGCCGGCATCGGGCAGACCGCCAACGGGCAGTTGGCCCAGCTCGGCCAGCAGAACGCCCTCACCCAGGGCAACAACATCATGGGCGCGGCCACCGCGGCGGGCAACGCCACCATGGCCGGGGCGGCGGGCTGGAACACGGCCCTGAACAACGGCGTCAACAACTGGCTGACCTACAAGAAGGGGTGACACATGGCATTCGAAGGACTCGACTTCGGCATTCTCACCCGCGGCGTGCCGCAGATCGACGTGGCGGGCTCCTTGGCCAAGGGCTACCAACTGCGGGACATGGCCCAGGCCCGGAAGGATGACGACACCATGCGGGAAATCTCCCAGCAGGCCGGGGATGACCTCGGCCAGCTGGCGGAACTCGCCCAGCAGCGCGGGCTCTACAAGCAGGCTCTGGGCTTCCGGAAGCAGAAGATCGATTTCGACGCCGATGTCGCCAAGACCAAGGAGGCTCTGGCCAGGGCGGACAAACTCACCCGTGAGGCTGTCCAGGCAGGGAACGACGAAGCTGCGGCTTTTGCCACCTGGGCGTTCCACGAGAACAAGGCGGGACGCCTCACCCCGGAAGCGTGGGTCTCCGGGCTCCAAGAGGTTTCGAAGGCCCACCCCGTGATGGCTGGTGCGCTTCAGCAGTTCCCCCAATTCAGCGAGAGTGCTATCCGGAAGATGCTCTACAAGGCTTCTACCACCAAGACCGCGCTTTCCACGTTCATGCCCAAGGTGGAAGAGCGCAGCGGCGCCCTGGTGCCCGTCACCACGGACATCCTGGGCCAGCAGACCGTGGGCGCTCCCGTGGGCGTGAAGGCCCAGGATCCCCTGGGCCAGCTGGAGCAGGACCTTCGGAACGGCCTGATCACCGAAGAGGACGCCTTCGCGCGGCGGAAGATGCTGCGGGAGGGGAAGCCTGCGGTGCAGGTGAACATGCAGGAACGGGCGCCATCTGGCTATCGCTGGGGCGGCGGCGGTTCCCTGGAACCCATCCCCGGGGGCCCTGCCAACAAGGAAATCCCTTCTGGTGTGACCACGAGCTTCGTGGATAACGAAAAACTGCTCGCGACGATTGATGACGCCATCAAGGGAGTGAAGGCCAATCCGGAGGCCATTGGTCTGAAAAATCTAATTCCGGATGTGATCAACCAGCGAATGGACCCCGAGGGGTCTCCTGTCAGGGCGCTCATCGCCCAGGTTGGGAGCTTGCGGTACAAGGACATGTCCGGCGCTGCTGTGACCGTCTCAGAAGATGCCCGCATGGCGCCCTATATCCCCAAACTCACCGATGCCCCCGGGGTGGTCGTCACCAAACTCCAGGGCTTGGCCAAGGAAATCGAGCGAACCCAAAAGGGTATGGCCGTGGCATTTAAGGACGGACACCGCACCCCGCCTCAGTTCGACAAGTACCTGAAGCCCAGCACGGCATCTCCTGCTTCCTTCGCCGAGATCCGCGAGGCCGTGAAGCCGGGCGGGAAGTACGCGGGGAAGACCGTGGACGAGGTGGTCTTCGCGCTGCGCCAGCGCGGAATCGAGGTGAAGTGATGCCGCTGCCGGACGACCTGTTCAGCCCCAAGGCCAGCGCCTCGGCCCTGCCGGATGACCTCTTCGGCGCCCCGGCCCAGCCTGCGGCTCCCAAGGGGTGGCAGGATCGCCTGGAGCCCTATGTGCTGCCCAATGGCAGCCAGACGGTGAAGCGCCCCGATGGTGCGGTCTACATCAAGGAGGCCAATGACCCGCGCTTCAAGGGGCAGGAGGGCTGGCACGCCTTCGATCCGAAGACCGGTGTGTGGGCCCCGGCCAGCGACGAAGACGCCTCGGCCTACGGGCCTGTCCGCAGCCGCCTCGGCGGCCCTGCGCTGAAGTCCTGGACCCGGAACCTGCTGGCGGGCCTCCAGCGTCCCGGCGAGGCCGTGGCTGGGCTCGGCGCCCAGGCGGCCAATGCCACGGGGCTTCTGGGCGATGACGTCACCCAGGGCTTCCTGAAGACCCTGGAAGACCGCGAGCGCTTCCGCCAGGCCGTGAAGAACACCTCCGGCCCGGGCGCGGGGTTCACCCAGTTCACGGGCGAGATGCTGCCCGCGGCCGCAGCCACGGTACTGGCCCCCCAGTCGGCGCCCACGGTCTTCGCCAGCGAGGCGGCCATGGCCCCCACCATCGCGCCCTTCGCCCAGCGGGCCGCGGCCAACGCCGTGACCGCCGGGGGCACGGCCTACCTGACCACCCCGGGCGGCCAGGCCGAGCGCAGCCAGGCGGGGCTGACGGCCATGGCCGCGGCTCCGGCGGTGCAGGGCGTGGTGGAGAAGGGCCTGGTGCCCCTGGCGCGGAAGCTGCTCATTCCCCGGGTGGAGGTGAGCCGGTCCAAGGTGCCCCTGGACACCGCCCCGGCTCCTGCAGAGCCGACCCTGGCCTTCGGCGAACCCGCCCCGGCCCCCACGCGCTCCGCCGCCACGGACCTGACCATCGAGCCCAACCTGCCCGGTCGCCTGCTGATCCCCAAGCCCAAGGGCCCCATGAACCCGAAGTACCAGGAGGTCCAGGATCTCTTCGATGAGCACGGGATCCTCGCCCGGCCCGGCGACATCAGCGGGAACGCATCTATCCGGCGGACGGAGGATCGCCTGCTGCGGCAGACGCCTGAGATGCAGGATCTGGTTCTGCGACAGAACCGCCAGGCCATGGGCGCCGCCGAGCGCAAGGCAGCCGAGCTGCGGCGCCAGATGGTCGCGCAGGACTTCTCGTCACTGGAGCAGGTACAGCGCGTGGCGCAGGGTGACGGCCCCCGAGCCAAGGCCGCCACGAACCTGCTGGAGGCCATCGAGGGGTCCGGCGAGGACTGGAAGAAGATCATGCAGACCAGCGGGAACGTGAAGCTGTTCGAGGGCAAACTGGCCGCCGATGCCGCCTATGACGCCTTCGAGCAGAAGGCCGCCGGCTTCGGCGAGGTCCCCATGACGAACGCCATGCGGGCCGCCGAGGAACTGCGCCGCGAGATCGCGCGGAACCCCGTCCTAGCCAAGGGCGAGAAGGAAGCCATCAGCATCGTCAACGACTTCTACGAGGCCCTGAACCAGCAGGCATCTGCCGCGGCGGAAGGACAGGCCGCCCAGGCGGCCGGTGGCGAAACGGCCACTGCGGCCCTGCCTCCTGCCTCCGCCATGGACACCAGCTTCGCCGGTCTGCGCCGGATGCGGTCCACGCTGGGGAACCTCGTATCGGGGTTCTACACCGGCAGCGGCCGGCAGCTGATCGGCAAGGAGGGCGCCCCCATGCTCGAGCGGCTGAAGGGGGCCATCGAGAAGGACATGGAGGAGTTCGCCACGGCCAACGGCCCTGAGCTCGCCGATGCCTGGCGCCATGCGGACCGGATCTACAAGCGCCAGGTGGCCCCCTACAAGGACCGCGCCCTAGCCGCAGCCCTGGCGGACGAATCGCCTGAGAAGGCCGCCCGGTTCTTCACGAGCAAGGGCGACCCGGTAACGAAGGCGAAGATATTCAAGGCCCTGGACCCCAAGGGCCAGGCCGCCGTGCGCTCCGGCCTGCTGGGAGAGGCCCTGGACGCGGCCACCAACCCCGAGCGCGGCGTAGAGGGCGTGCCCTTCAGCCCGGCGAAGTTCGCCAGCTACCTGGAGCGGGCCAAAGACTCCGTGGTTGTGGCCTTCCCAGGACTGGACGGCGTGGCCCTGAAGGGCCTGGAGCGGGTCATGCGCCATGTGGACCGTGCCGGGACGGTGGGCGCCAACCCGATGACCGGCCAGGTGCTGGAGGAAACCCTGATGGGCATGCAGAGCATCCGGCAGCAGGCGCTCGGGAAACTCGAGAAGAAAACCCTGCTGAAGTACTACACCACCCCCGCCGGGAAGCGGGCCCTGCTCCAGGCATCGGAACTGGAGCCGGGGTCCCAGGAGATGCAGACGCTGGTGGGCCGCATGGCCGCCCAGATGGCCGGCCTCGCCCCCGCCGCGCGTGGCCGTTCCGACGCCCGCCCCGACGAGAACCAAGACTAGCCCCACCCTCCCAGCCACTCCTTTGCCGGTTGCCCCGGCCCCACGGAGCCCCCCATGACCGCGACCCTGCCGCCCTCCATCAAGTTCCAGCCCCTCGTGGGGGCCGCGCCGCTGCCGGGCGGGAAGGTGAAGTTCTACCAGGCCGGGACCACCACCCCCCAGGCCGTCTACGCCGCGGACGGCACCACGGCCATCGGTGTCGAGCTCACCCTGGACGCCAACGGGGCGACGAGCTTCCGCCTGGGGACCGGCCTCTCCTATAAGATCGAGCTGTTCGATGCGAACGGGACCCCCCAGGACGGTTGGCCGGAAGACAACGTGGTGGGGTCGGACGGGGTGCTTATCCGTTTTGCCGACGCCACTGACGTTGCATCTGGCGATGGGCTGGTAG